ATGGGATTCGAACCCACGACCTCTTGCATGCCATATTGAACTGGCATAATTCTCTAACCGCCTATACTCTATAGATTTACAACTTAATTTTTTGTTAGCAAATTACTTATGATTCAAAAAGCTGTGTCAATGAACGATTGCCAACGCCAGTAAATGACACAAAAATTATAATGCCGGTTATAAAAACAACTTACCATACCATCTTATTTATCTCATACCCCTCTGTATTGATTCATAACTCCCCTTAGCAACATTAAAGCCATCTGTCCAACCCTGTTGATATTGACTATCCGTTTCAAATCTATAAGTGTCTTTTGTAAATGTATAATAAGGATGTCCCGCTGCGACATAACCACTTGCACATCCATCAGCATAACCATCAGAATAAGAGGCTGAAAACCCTCGATTTATCATTTGAGTGCGTACATCATTAGTATTACATCCAACTATAGATAGCAAAATTAAACAGCAAATAGTTTTTTTCATTTAACACCTTCTGATTTTCTTAACAAATAAAAACACAAGCTAAATAACAGAAGCGTCGATGGCTCTGGAACAAGGATAATTGAAGCTCCCGACTCACGATAAAATTGAACATCAATGTCTTGCCCGCCTTCTAATGTTCCTGTTAATAAACCCTGCGTACTAACAATTTCACCCAAAGGCAGATTGAAATTTGTACCATATATATAGATATTACTGCTGTCATATGCCTTAATCTCATAGAATTCAGATGTTGACCTCATCACCCAAGGAACCACAGTCCCCCCTTGGATGTTTGCACAGCTATCGCCATAAACTGATATATCCGAGATTCGGCAGGGAAAAGTAAAATTTGCGATTGTAGAGATACTGCTCGGACTATCCGTAATTTCGATGCAACCATCAACTGGGCGATATTGTTGGTATATGTCCAAATCTGAAACACTAACAACAACGCGTCCCGGAGGGCCTACCAGTTCGATAGTACCGGACAAGTTATCTTCTGCCCAGTCTGTCCAGTTAAAATCAATCTCGTTTGTTTGTCCGTTGTTGTAGTTGATAAGAGACGCTGATGCAAAATCAACAAAAAAATCGCAACCCATCCCAAAAAAAATAATTGCAGATAACACTATTTTTTTCATAATGATTTATCTAAATTTTTCTTGTCAGGTTTTTGTTCGGGTTATATAATTCCGCTCAGTTACCAGTGGCGATTCAAACGAAGCAAAGAGCGGAAACCGCTACAAGGCAACATGCAAATCTTCGTAAAAAGGATTTTGCAAAATGAAACATAGAGTTACTTCTTCCTATGAGGCGGGCTATAAACTTGGCCTAAAATTGCGTCGTCTAATCCCTTCCGAAATTCTTCCCAAAACTTCTTGTCAACAGAAGGCTTGCCGGAAACTTCGAGGTGGGCTTGACGTTGAACAGAAGCGGGGAGATATTGCCAAATCACCATAGCGGCTGCAATACTGTCGCTATAATTACTTCCAACCTCATCGCAGTATGTCTTAAACCTGTCGACAACTGCAACAGGCACTTTCCATCCTAACTGTGTTTTATCACTCATTTTCACCATGCCTCATTAACTGTATTATTTCTTAGGTTTTTCTACCTTACGTAACTCCTTACATAATAGCAAGATAGAAAAAACTATAAAAAATTTATATTTATTTTAGTTTTTTCTATTGACAGTCGATATAGATTTAGCTATACTAAAGATAGATTAAGCTATTACTTTTAAGGTTAAACAATGGCAACACAAACAGCAAAAATCGAAACTAAAAAATTGCTAATTGACATTCCATTGGAGCTTTACCAGCGGTTTCTGGCATCCCGCATTAGACGTGAATGCAACACAGATTCCGAAGGCATCCGTGCCGCCTTAAAAAAAGCTATCGAATCAGACGGACTTTGTCAAGAACAAACTACCCAAATTAACAGCGAGGTATCTTAAATGCCTGAGCAGTATTTGACAGTAAACGATGTTGCAAAAATCCTGCAAGTGAGCAAGCGAACAGTACAGAGAAGAATGCCTGCTATGAGGGCTAAGGGTTTGAAGGTAGTTAAGGTCGGTCACTTTCCAAGAATTATAGAGTCATCGCTTGATAAGGTTCTTTTGAAAGCAGCGGCGAGGGAAGAACCCCTCGTCTGAAGTGTTTGAAGCCCGTTGCCGGTGCGGGTTATCACCGGCATGTTTTATGAGATTTATAGGCAAAATAATTTGTTCTTTCACAAAAAGACACAGGCTTAGGTATTTCGATGAGAAGCGGTCTTATTGTTATCGATGTTGCCGGATGATTGAAAAGTAAATATCGCGGGGTAGAGCAGTCAGGTAGCTCAGCTGGCCCATAACCAGCAGGTCGCAGGTTCGAATCCTGTCCCCGCAATTGGTGGGGTTGGTATTTGGTTCGTGCTCCCCTCAAAAGCTCAGCCGCCAACCCCACAAAAGGTTTAATAATTAAGTGGATGTAGCTATGAAAAAGATTTGGAGACTTATTGTTGATGTGTGGTTTTTGGCTCGGTTGCTTTTTGCAGCTTGGCGGGACCAACAAAACGATACTGCACCTGCTGAACTTAAAGAGGGGGAGCATTCGTTATGAAAACAGCCGTCAGGCAAACCAGCATAGATGCCTATCACAGCATTGAGAATCTTAATCAACAAGAACAAGAGGTGCTTACTGCAATCAAGGTTTTGGGTGAAACTTGCATTGCTGATGTAGCTGCTTATCTCGGCTGGGAAAAATCAACTGTAGCTGCTCGAATGAATACGCTCAAACCCCCAGATGATAATCACCCCGACAGAAAAGGCCTTCTGGTTTTCGTTGACAAACGAAAGAGTGAAACGACTGGCATTAACAGTGAATTTTGGAGAGCTAAGTTTTTCGGAGAAACATTGTTTTGAAATAAATTTTTAGGAGACCTTCACATGGAATTACCAGAGCTAACAATCAAACGAGAGGATGAGGGATGCCTGCATATTATCCCTAATGATGAAACAGACTTTTTGGCTTTTGTGGACTTGGCTAATAGCCCTGAACTCCGAGAGCAGATTAGCAAAGAAATCGTTCATCGATGTAAGCGTTTTGATGGAATTTTGTTTGCCCTTAAGCAGGTAAATGAATTTCTCAAATACAACTCAACTATACCGCTAACCCTGCGAATCGAAGAAATAGTCAAAAAAGCGATCTCCAAAGCAGAGGGGAGGGAATGATGAGCAATAGCATTATCTGCGAATCACACTTAAAGAAATTTATCAAGCAAAAAGCAGAATCACTTAGGCCGGGATGGGAATGCAAATATGTTAGCCGAGAGGCTATTGAAAAGCTTGAAGCTAAATTTCGCAGCATTGTAATCAGCAGCATTAAGCAACATCCATCTATAGGAAAGACATTTAAGCAGGTGATTTTTTTGAAATGAGTAATAACAAGAAATACCACTGTCGCGGTGAAAATTATTATCCAACTAATAATGAGCCTAATGCCTATGAAGATGAACACGCTCTCGGTGTTGGCTCAATGATGTAAAGGTTTTGTTATGTGTGACTATTTAAGAGAGCACGGTGTTTGTTGTGGTGAGTGCGACAGGCAGATTGCTCAAGTGTCTACTGAAAATATGAGCAATCAGGCAAGAGATATTATGGAACGCTTCAACGGATGGCCCAGAAGAAATGAAGCACTTTACAGGCATGAAAGCCTACTAACAAAACTGTTTAAGAAATACAACCTTGAAACCATGTGTACGGTTTGTTGTGCGATTATGCCTACATCACGAAGGCAGGTTAAATGTGCTGTTTGTGGCAGTTCTAATACTTGTAGTCCTTACTATTGTTAGAGATTGAAAGGAAGTTGATATGCCAATTACCGAAAAGCAAAAGGAACTAAGAAAACAGCATTTAGGCAGTTCCGATGTTGCAGCTATTCTCGGAGTTGACCCTTGGCGAAACGCCTATGATGTCTGGCTTGAGAAAACCGGTCGAGTTGAAGACTCAAAAGAAACTGAAGTGATGTATGCCGGAACGATGTTTGAGGATGGCATATTAAAGTATGCGGAAGGGCAGCTTGGTAAACTTATACGCAATCAATATAGGTCTGCAATTGGATTTCCTATCGCTGCTAATATTGACGCTATCGTAAAAGAAAGTGGCGAACCAGTTGAAGCTAAAACAGCAGGTTTATTCGGACCGGTTACTGAAGAATGGGGAGATGGGGGAACCGACCAGATACCAGATAGGGTTATTATTCAAGTTCATGTTCATATGCTATGCACCGACAAAGATATTTGCCATATTCCAGCATTCATTGGCGGCAAAGGTTTTAATATGTTCATGGTCAAAAAAGATGATGAAATTATGAACATCATCATGGACCAGTCAATTGAATTCTGGGGTTATGTCGAAAACGATTGTCCACCGCCGAATTGTATGCCGTCCATGCCGCTAATCAAAAGAATGAAGCGTGAACCTAATAAGGTCACAGAGATTGACCCTATATTAATCCAGAATTGGGAAAACGCAAAAGCAAGTCTAAAGTTGGCACAAGAAATCGAAGAAGGTGCTAAAACTGAAATGCTTGCGGCTTTGGGCGAGGCAGAGGCCGGTACTTTTGAACGAGATGGACTGCAGATGACACTTACATTCTTTGAGCAATCTCGGCGATATGTGGATTCGAAAAAGCTAAAAGAGGACTACCCTGATTTGTACAAGATGTATGAAAAGGTAAGTGTTTTTCGAGTACCAAGAGTTAAGAAGCCTAAAAAAGATTGGGCAATACCTACCAACTAACATTTTTTTGCAAAGGAGGTTTGTAATGGCAAACCAAAAATTAGCTATTATCAAAGACAAAAATACTCTTAAGGAACTACTGTCTAATGATACATTCAAAGAAGCTCTTAGCAATATAGCGACAAAATATATGACCGCCGATAAGGTAGTCAAAATTGCTTTATTGGCTGCGAGCAGGCAACCTAAGCTGTTTAATTGTACAAAGCAGAGTTTTATCCAGTCTGCAATTAAAGCGGCTGAGTTAGGACTCGATTTTGCGGGCCAAACAGGGCAGGGTTATTTAATTCCTTATGGCAGCGAATGCCAGTTTATTCCGGGCTATCAAGGCTTACTTGAGTTAGCTTATCGTAGTGGTCAGGTTAGCTACATAGATGCCCAAATAGTCTATGCAAAAGACAAATTTGATTATGACTTGGGCGATAAGCCGTTTATTTCATTCAAGCCTAATTTACTTGAAGATGACAGAGGAAAACCAGTATGCGCATTTGCTATTGTAAGGCTCAAAGGCTCTGAATACCCAAAGGTTGAGCTAATGACCTACAAACAGCTTATGGCTGTTAAGGGTCGCAGTAAGGCTGCTAATAACGGGCCGTGGAAGACTGATGAGCCGGAAATGATGCGTAAAACAGTAGTACGCAGAGCGTTTAAGTACATTCCTAAAACCCCCGAAATTGACACAGCACTTGAAGCTGATAATCAGATGTATGACTTAAATGCTCAAGCTATAGCTGAAAATATGAATGCTGGCGTCGATGGTCTTAAGGACCGTCTTAATCAACAGAATGGCAAAAAGCATATAGACTCAAAAGAAGTCCCAACCACAGAAAATTTAGGCGATGAACAGGACGCAGAAACAAAAGCTAAGGTTGAAGAACAAAGAAAGAAACTACAGGAAACAGATAAACAAGAACCACAGTTTGTCTATGTTTGCAAAAGTTGTAAGGCTGAATTTGATGAGCCAAAGCAGGGGAAGGGTGGAGTAGCTTTATGCCCAAGATGCTCTTCATCGAAGTTTGAAGCTGTTGAAAAGGAACTGGCAGGAACAAGTAGCAACTTAAAAACCTAAGCTGATTCAGGGAATGGAGTCTCGAAATGAAGTTCAAGGGGCATACTGATAATGGAAATCCATTGACCAACTGGAAAAAGATTTATGCACAATGCCGAAAGTATCATCAATTTATTATAGAGGTTCGAGAGTATAGCCAAGAGGCTGAAATCAGCATGGCCCAGATGGCCTATTGGCATTGCATGCCAATAAAGCTCTTTTCAGAGCACACTGGATATACGCTTTGGAAGTCAGAGCAATGGCTCAAACGTGAATGCGGTGCTCAGTGGTTCATGTTGGAGGTCGAGGAGGAATGCACTAAGCGTGGTCAAATCATGTTTGAGTGTCAAAATCCACAATGCAGACAGTTGTTTTTACTGCCAGGCAAACTGCGTGGCAAATACGTATGTCGAGATTGTCATTCAACAAATATCCGGATGTTCTTCATGCTGAGTAAAACCGAATTGAGTGTAAATGATTTTACTCAGGTCTTGCAGAACACTTGGGATTTCATGGAGAGCATCGATTGTCATTGTCCGCCTCCGGACCCTCAATGGCGAATTAATCAATCAAAAGAAAAAGAAAGGGAGTTGGTACATGGCTAATTTTAATAAAGTTTTTCTGATTGGCAATTTAACCAGAGACATCCAGCTTGCATATACACCTAACCAAACTGCGGTTGCAAGTTTCGGATTAGCGACCAACCGCAAATTCAAAAAGAAGGATGATTCAACTGGTGAAGAAGTTTGTTTTATCGATTGTGTTGCTTTCGGCAGGTCAGCGGAGACTCTTAATAAATATGTGGGCAAAGGCAGCCCATTGTTTATTGAAGGTAGGCTTAAATTTGATAGTTGGACTGCACAAGATGGTACTAAGCGAAACAAATTAAGCGTACTTGTCGAGAGTTTTCAGTTCCTTCCAAGTGGTAATAATCAACAGCAGTCTCAAGGCGGTGGAGTTAATCCGGACTATGACGAAAACTATGTGCCTCCAGATGATGATATACCTTTTTAGCAATTCCCTGTGAAGGGACAGGAAGTGAAAGCCCGCTTCCCTCCGAAAAGTAGGCTTGACGGCAGCCAGAGGCTGCAACTTTGAAAACTGAATTGAATGGATTGACCCGATTGCGGGTCAAGGACGACTGGTAATGACTGTAAGTACGGAAACTATTGAATATCAAGACTTCCTGCAAAGCAAGGCGATAGATTTTGAGCCTGAAGGTTTGAAGGTTGATTCTGTTAATAAGTCATTATTTGACTGGCAGGCAGATGTAACTATCAGGGCTTTGAACAGGCAGGTCTTTTGTCTGTTTGAGGATTGTGGGCTTGGCAAAACACCTCAAGAGTTGGCTTGGGCTTATGAGGTTCTAAGGCACCGTGGGCATGTTCTAATCGTCACACCGTTGTCAGTTGCTCCCCAAACCGTTGAAATGGAGCAAGAGCTTTGTGGTATTGAGTCGGAGTATCGCAGAGACGGCCAGCGGTCACAAACAGGTATTACAGTTACCAATTACGAAATGCTCGGTAATTTCTGTCCTGATGATTATGCCGGAATCGTGGTTGATGAAAGCTCTATACTCAAGAGTTATACGGGCAAGGTCAAAAAGCAGATAGTTGATTTTGCCGAGGGGATTCCGTTTAAGCTGGCAGGTACCGCAACACCAGCTCCGAATGATTATATGGAGCTGCTTAACCATGCCGCATATTTACAGGTTATGCAGAGTCATGAGGCACTGTTGATATGGTTTATCAACGATTCGATGTCAGCCGGCACTTATCGTTTGAAAAAACACGCCGAGCAGGACTTTTGGCGATGGGTATCGACTTGGGCGGTATGTATTACAAAGCCAAGCGATATTGGATATAGCGACGATGGATACGAATTACCGCCACTACAGGTCGAAGATTTTATCGTTCCCGTTGACTGGTCAGAGCCGACTGAAGGTCTTTTGTTCAGACAACCGGAATTAAGTGCGACATCTTATCATAAAGAAAAACGCCTCACTGCTAAATCACGAGCCGAAAAAACAGCAGACTTAGTACGGGAGTCGAATGGTCAGCATGTTGTCTGGTGTGAGACGAACCAAGAAGCTGATGAGAATTATTATCAGGCCATCCGTAGGTTCTATCGATATGGCCAGCCAAATCAAGTCAACGTCAATCGTATTATCGGCGAAACAGAAAAGCAAATCATAGACATTGTCAACGGCAAGGAATCACAACACAGGGCAATGAAAAAAAGAATGATTGCCATTGCCAAAAACTATCAAACAGCCAATAAGGATATTAGATTCAAGATGGACTATGAGCCTGATGAGGTGAACATCGGGGATGCAAGGCTTCTCAGGGGTGATTGTGTTGAGGAAATCAAAGAGATACCAGACAGATCCATCGGCTTTTCAATTTTCAGTCCACCATTTAGTAATCTTTATATCTACAGCGATTCGTATCGGGATATGGGCAATTGTAAAAGTGATGAGGAATTCTTACAGAATTTCGAATATCTCATACCCGAGATTTATCGAATCACAATGAACGGCCGTCTGTGTGTGGTTCATTGTAAGGACCTGATGAAATACAAAAACAGGGATGGTGTTGCAGGGTTAAAGGATTTTCCCGGCGAGATAATCAGACTGTTTGAGAAATACGGCTGGTCCTATCATTCAAGAGTAACTATCTGGAAGGACCCCGTTATCGAAATGCAGCGGACTAAATCTCATGGTCTGCTGTATAAACAACTGTGCAAGGACAGTACATACTCACGGCAGGGATGCCCTGATTATCTCGTTGTTTTCCGCAAGTGGGCTGATGAGAACGATTCACCAGTAACAACAGGTGGGGAGAGGTTTGACTCTTATGTGGGCGATGAGAGTGTTGTAAGGATGGGTCTGGCGGTCGCTGGAGCTCCGAAGGGCAGAAAGGAAGCTATCGGCAGCAATAGTGATAAAAGAGGCTACTCAATCCACGTATGGCAACGATACGCAAGTCCGGTGTGGTTTGATATTCAGCAGACAAACGTTCTTAACATTCGGGCAGCTCGTGATGACAAAGACGAAAAGCATATCTGTCCACTTCAGCTCGATGTTATTGAACATGCGGTCAAACTCTGGAGCAATGAGGGTGATACTGTATTCAGTCCTTTTTTAGGCATCGGTTCAGAGGGTTACATTTCGATTAAAACTGGCCGGAAATTTGTAGGGATTGAACTTAAGGATTCATACTTCGAACAGGCCGTGAAGAACATTCGCCAGGCCTGTAATGAAGTTAACGAAAATACGCTGTTTGGTGAAATGCTATGAACGAAGTGTTTGGAACAATCTCGATGATATTAGCGGTCGTTGGTGTTTTACTCAATAACCGCAAAATGATTAGTTGTTTCTACGTGTGGATTGTTAGCAACCTCATTTCGGCTTACCTGCACTTTGACGCAGAGATTTATAGCCTATTAGTCAGGGACTTGATTTTCCTTGTGCTGGCTTTCGAGGGTGTCATGAAGTGGAGCAAAAAATAAATGGCTAAAATAGATTATGTTCAATTAGAACCCAAAGCATTTTTAGCTGACCTGATAGCAATGACTACGGTCGAAAGTGGTGCTTATGCAAGGCTGGTTTTGTATCTTTATAACAATAAAGGTCAGTGCAAAAACGACCCAAATGTCATTAAGCAAATCTGTGGCAATCCTCGAAATTTCGACTCGATCTGGAACAACATTAAACATAAATTTCAGGTTAACGGAGCATCAATTGTTCAAAAACGTGTAACACAAGAGTTACAAGAAGCGGAGCGTAGAGTTGCACTCAAAACAGAGCGAGCAAAGAAAGCGAGTGCGGCCAGATGGGGCAAAAACGGCGATTTTGAGGATTTAGAGGATAGCTCAAGTACTGCACAAGCATTGCATACGGATAGCGTAAGCAATGCCAATGGTAATGGTAATATAAATGGTAATAATAATACCCCCCCTATATCCCCCCCAAAGTCAGGGGTTTTTTTTAATTTTGAAACAGCTCAATTTGAAGGAATCGGTAACGACAAAAAGACCCAGTGGGCAGTCGCCTTCCCAGCTGTTGACATTGACTTGGAGCTTAAGCGTGCTGCTTTGTGGGCTTCGGATAATCCTGCGAAACGGAAAAGTAACTGGGGAAGATTTTTAACTAATTGGCTCAAGAGAACTCAAGAGCGAGGTGGAAATAGAAATGGTGGACGAAGTTCAAACAATCGGACAAATTTTAACCAGCAAAAATCCCAGATTGGCGAAACAGTCGAAGCCTAAAGCTGGCAGATGTCAGTGTGGTGCATTGATTAAACCTACTGAAATTGCTGGTAGATGGTTTGTCCATGATAAATGCGAAGCATGTGCAGAGATTCATAAGGCACAGCAGGCGAAACAATCATTACGCCAAGCAAGGAAGACTAAAGCCGCACGGATGCGGCGTGCCTTAAGTGATGTAATCCCACCTTTGTTTGCAGCTGCTCATATCAGAGATTTAAGCAATCCGTTTTTAGTGAAAGTTTTTGAGCATAGAGATTATCAAGGCTTGCTGCTTTGGGGAAGCCCGGGCGTTGGTAAGACTTATGCTATGGCTGCGTTAGCAAGATTTTATATTTTACGTAAGAAAAAATGCAAACGCATAAGCTATGAAAATCTCTGCCTGCAAATCAGAGACACTTACAAACCGAGTTCCAAAAAGACTGAACTCGATGTTATCAAACCTTTGGTTGATTGTGATTGCCTTTTCCTTGAGGACCTTGGAACTACTGTGTCGGTTGGTCAGCAGGAAAGTGATTTTAGTTTGCGTACTTTTCTGGTTTTGCTTGACAGCAGGCTTGAGGCTTGCAGGCCCACATTCATCACAACTAACAAGAGCGTGGAAAGTCTGGGGATAAGTTTCGATGAGCGTGTCGCAAGCAGGCTGCATTATTTCAAAGTGCTGGAAGTATCTGGGAGCGATAAGCGGAGTATTGATAGATGAGTTTTTTAATCGGTTTTTGGTGTGGCGGTATCCTGATGTTTCTTGTCATTGCGATTTTGAGAATGAGTAAATGAAAATTAGATGTGAAATATGCCTTGGGTATGGATACGAGGGGACTTACCCGCACACCGCAAGAGATTGCTCTTCATGCGGCGGTAAGGGACATAAAAGAATCAGTGTGAAAGATTATATCTTTTTGAAATTCGGATTGTATCTACGTGAGTTAGTGAGGAAATACAGTGACTAAGATGGGCTTTGAGACAAATAAGCGAATAGTTAAGGTCATGAATAATCAGCGTGTAACCGCTGTGTTCAATGGCCGCAAGTGCTATTTCCGCTCAAAGTTCGAATATCACTGGGCATTGTATCTACAGTTCCTGCTTAAATGCAGCAAGATATTGGATTGGTTCTATGAGCCTGACCTGTTCATATTTAAGGGTGAAATAACCGCACCTGTTCAGTATCGGCCAGACTTCAAAGTTATTGACACTATGGACGGGATGTTTCCGGATGGCATCACAGTTTATCAGGAGTGTAAGGGTTATCATGACGGCTCAGCAAATGCGAAGCTTCAGAGAATGGCCAAGCATTTCCCAGACGTAATAATGGAGCTGGTCCTTCAGAGGCTCCCGAGGTTCAACAAAACGAAGGGAGTTAATCGCAGGCGGGTCGCTGAAAAATACACACACAGGATTATAGATGCTTCGGTAATTTTCAACCAACTCAAAGGCGTTATCAACTTTGATGTTTCAAAGTTGAGGGAACTATAAATCATTTTTTTACAAGGAGATTAAAAATGCAAGAATTAAAAGTAACTGGAAAGGACATCGTTAATGAGTTCATTAGCCATGTCCAAGAAGGCAGCGAACATATCATTGATATTGCTCGTGAAACCTTAGGAGAGGGCAAAGGTGATAAGTTGACTTTTGCCATGCAGAAACGGCAGCTTCAGCCTGAACAGCCCAAGCCACTTGTTCGGAAAGAAAGCCCGAAAAGAGCACACAAGTTTTACAGTGTGGGAAGTTTTGTTGATTATCTTTTGAAGTATAAAACACAAAACACTGTAGTACTTGCCGATGTCGAAAAGAACACCATAGCGGCCGTCCTTGATGAAAAGGCAGATAAGGGTTTTGAGGTCATTGAGTTTCAACCGCAGATCCACCCTCTATTTGCTCCATGGCAACACAGGATAATTGGCAAAGAACTTGAGATTAAAGGATTTGCTTTGTTTTTGCAGCAGAACAAAAAAACGATTCTGTCACCGGATGCAAAAGAACTGACAATGTTTTTTAGTCAGATAAGGGCTTCTCAAAAAATCAATATGCACAAAGGTATCGGCAATGGTTCGATAAATGGCCTAACGTGCGAATTGACCATCATGGGCAAACATGAGAATCAGGAAGTTGAGTTGCCTGAAACCATTAAGCTGAATGTTCCGGTTTATATCGACACACCAGAGCAAGAAATTGACGTTGACATAATCCTGGCTGCAAGCAATACCGAAGTGTTAGTTTGTTGCAGCAGCTCAGGACTTGACGTCCATAAAGTTAAAGCCTTCGAGGGTATGATTTCCAAAGTTCGTGAAGTTGAGGGACTCGTTGTCGGCTTTGGCTCTGTGGATACCGAAGAATGGGAATATCTGAGATAACGGATATTCGAACCCGAAGCTATTAACTCACAATGGAAAGGAATCGTATGAGTAAAAATAATTTGAAACAAGTTACTGTTGAGTCAATCGATGAAGGCAGGTTTATGCAGGACATTAACGAGGCTCTTGAAAATCTACAGGAGCACATTATCGCATTCAGTGACAAACACGGAATAAAAGCCAAAAACGCCAAGGCCAAATTGACCATCGAAGTCGTAATTGGCTGTATAGCACCTGAAGATGGTGCGTTTGCATTTGGCACTCAAGTCAAACAGAGCCTGCCATCACCGCCTGCGAAACTTACACTTGCTATGGCAGCCAGTGCGGAAAACAACAAGCCGAGGCTTTTTGCCCGAGCTTCAGGTACCGGTAAAGATTCACCTGTTCAGAGGGTTCTTTGTACAGAAGATGGACATTCAATAGACCCCGACACGGGTGAAGTGCTGAATGAGGAAATGGTTGGTTCTTAACAAGGACGTGAAGGTTTCTTGGCCGTGGGTTTAGGGCTGGTATGGAAGCCAGCCCAGCCCACGAATAAAAAAAATGAAGATAGCAGAAACAAAAAACCGGCTTACAGAAGGGCAGAAATTCAGAACTGTTCTAACGCTTAGAAAATTGCTGCCTATGGCAAAAAAGGCCTCTGAGTATTTTACGTTTGAACCGGACAATTTGATTGAAGGCGTGCAGTTACTTGATGAATTGGAATTTGAGGAAGTTGACCCAGTAGTAGCTGAAGCAGTGAGAAGGCACAGGAAGCTTGAAGAAAAATTGAAGTAATTTGAAAGGATTAGTTATGACCGAGAACAAAACAGGATTGAGCAAAAAAACAAATGTGGCAATGACCGCAGCTGGTTGTTTTGGCTTGGTAGGCACAGCTACTAATGACTGGAGAGTAGAGCTGGCTGCAATAATAGCTGCTGGCGTTGTCGCTTTAGTGGCTATCATTTTTCAGGCCGTAATCGACCAGAAAGAATTGGACACTAAGGGGGTTGACAAATGAAACGATTACTTATCTTCACAATTCTGCTGATTGCTGGTTGTCAGCAGTCTATGATTCGTTTTTCAGAGAATGACCCAAATATACCAATTGAATATCGTGGTAAAGCTGCTGATACGATTGCTGAACAGATTGCGGATAATCAAAAGACCGCTACTGCCAGAGTGGCTGAGACCCAAAAGCATAATGCCTGGTTGTATGCTGGCTTAGTGATAGCGTTTGTCGGAGGTCTTGTTTTTTGGGGCTTTACTCGCAGTCGCTACGGTTTTGTGATACCTGCGTCTTGTGCTGTGGGCTTAGGATTGATAACCGCCTTTGCCAAGTTTGCTGAATGGATTGCATTGGGTGTATTGGTTATAGGTTTAGGATTATTGATTTGGAAATCAGTCGAATATCAAAGAGAACGTAATGAAATTTTTAAACAAAGATTAGGAGACTCAAATTATGAAAATTAAAGATTTTTTCAAAAGCCAATGGCAACTATATACTGTCCAGATTGTAGGTGCTGGGTTATTGATTCCGGCGTTCGCATTGGCTGTTATTGCAGCCAGAAGTGGAAACATTAACCTCGCATATACTGCGTGGATTGTGTTAGCTGTAATTGGCATTCTTGACCTTTACATAATCCGTGAAGCGAAACAAAAAGATATTCAAACCGTTACTATCACTCGTTGGATTCGTAACCTTTTACCCAAAAAAGCAGACAATGTGATTATGTTCGGTTTCATAGGTGTAGTGTGGTGGTTAGCAGGTCCTTTGTATGCTCTGTTTTACATGCACGGGTTTCTGAATGACCACTTCAATGAGAACAGGGATTAAAACTTTTTTCTTTGTCGACTCCGCCTGAACGGATGCGGGCGGAGTTTTTGAAACTAAAAAGGTGAAAAATGACAATTGGAACTCGTGAATGGTCAAAGTATAGTCAGAATATTCAACTTGGATGCTCTAACGGTTGTAGGTATTGCTACGCCCGATATGAAGATGTTTATCGTTAAGAGAGGTGGTGTCCTAATGGTATACGGCAATCGAATAGAAAAATGTTTTCATTGTGGTAAAGAATATATTTGTGGCGATTGCGTAACTAATATTTGTCCAGATTGCGAAAAGGCCGGACATAGAGGGCTCTTTTTGAATTGCCCTATATGCCTTAAGGATAATGCAATTGAAGCATCGGCATCCATTGAAGATTTGGAAAAGAAAAATAAATACCTCGAATCTGAAGTGGGCAAACTTCAAGCCGAACTGAATAAGCATCGCTGGATACCTGTGTCAGAGAGATTGCCGGAAAAGAATGGTAGGTATTGGGTAACGGATAACATCACGGCATGGGTAAGTCATTTTTCAATATATACAGGTGTGTTTTCGTATGAAAAGTTTCTTATAGGTTACTGGAAACCAATAATCCTGCCTAAAGGTAAGGTGGACTATGAAGCCTAAACGAATCCAGAGAAAACGCACTAAGGGCTGGCGTATGCCACCGAATACTGTCTATGTTGGTAGGCCAAGTAAGTGGGGAAATCCGTTTAGAGTTGGCGAACCGCCATTCGAATTCGGTGGAATTAAAATTGTAACAATAAAAGGAGTGATACGTGCATATCGTGCGTATGTAAATGGCAGATTATATTTCAATTCGCACTATTTAGACGAACTCAAGGGCAAAAACCTTGCTTGCTGGTGTCCATTAGATAAACCGTGTCATGCTAACGTTTTATTGGAGATAGCGAACAATGAGAAGTCAAGCTGATTTACAAGAGATGTTATTGGATTTGCTTAACCTCGATAGTGGGCTAAGCGAATGGGAAGTTAATTTCATCGATGATATGAGCAAACGAGCTGATTTGTTCACGCCAAACATGGCAAATAAAATCGAAGAGCTTTGGAATAAGCATTTTTAAGAAAGCGAGGTAAGTTTTGGAAGCAATTAACTTTGAACACGTAAACAAAGTTCTCAAGGCAGACGGATGTCATGATTTACCAGTCTGCTTTGACGGCAAGAATATAGTTTTCTGTTGGAAACTGTCACTGAAGGAACGTGTTAAGCTGCTTTTCACTGGCAAGCTGTGGCATCTTATCTGGTCGAATCGTTGCTGTATTCAGCCAGTTTGTTTAGAGGTTGATAGTCCTTTTTCAGAGAGCCCATTCTCTCCAGAAACACAGCAGCAAATAGATAAGACTTTGAAACTGGGAGAGGATTTGCAAGACCATGTAAAAAATCTGCAATCCAGAAGAACCTTTTTTGATGGTACTGGTCAATTCTCAAATAGTGCAAGTAATCCGTGTAGGGCTAACTGCATTGTCACCAAGTGGAATGTTGAAGATGGAAATGGCAGGCGAATAACAGAGATACAACTTGACAATGGCAGATACGTTTCAATGCCTCACAAACAGATGCTTAGCTTCCTACATTTTGTAGAGGATGACGCTAATGAATGAAGAAACAAAAATAGGTGAAGTTATTGAAGCAACTCCTACAATGGCAGAAACCAAGGCTTTCGCCCAAAAGTGTTTCGGTGGGTATAAGCCCTCAGAAGATGAGCTTAAAAAACACTCCGAGAATCTCAAAGTACTTGTAGCAGAGCGACATGGTATCAAAACTGAGGAAGTTGAGGACTATTTGAAAAAACAACGCAGGCTAAGGCAGATGAGGCCTTATCGTGGCAAAATCGGCCGTAATCAATCTTGTTCTTGTGGTTCTGGGCTAAAATTTAAGAAGTGTCACGGAAGGTTTTCAAGATGAAAACAAATGACAGGTCAACAGATTGCGGCATCTATATTTTGGTTGTCTTTTATAATCCAAGTTAGAAATGTTCAATAAGAAAGGTCACCAATAAGATGAGAGCAATGCGTAACTATAGACATATTTACATAGAGCTATATCGAGTCAATGTATATTTCATTCTATGCAGCAGCGAACACTATGAGCGTAAAATTCGCCACGAGTTTGAAGCTAAATCGCCTTCAGATACCAAAAACAGTGCCGGCAAGTTTGAGGTCTATGAGAAAGATGGTCAAGAAATATGTGTAATATGGATTACAGACTGGGAGTTTCTTGCTCACGAGATATTTCATTGTGTTCACTGGATAATGCACTCAAAAGGTTTATGGCTGACAAATAGTAGTGAAGAGGCATACGCATATTTAACAGAATTTTTAGACCGTAAATTAAGAAAGGAATCCAAATGAGATTTGACGAATACATAAAACTGGCCGTAAGGACGGAATCGAGAATAAACCCTAAAACAGGTGTTGGTTTCACGAGAGATGAGAGGTTATTGCATGCCGCTATCGGGATGGTTACTGAAGTGGGTGAGCTGCTCGATGCGATAAAAAAGCATATCTTCTATGGCAAGCAACTTGACAGGGTGAATATGCAGGAAGAAATCGGCGATTTGTGTTGGTATGTAGCTTTGGCCAGTGATGTTCTGAATATAACACCAGAGGCAGTCATACGTGGCAGTGCTGATGTGTTCTGTCAAGTTATTTCAATAGTTCATGTCTCTGCGAATTGTTTGGTTTTTGTTCATAACGAGGTAGCCGTTGTCAATGCTCTATCAGATATAATGGGGAGTATTTTTACTATCTGCGAAGTCAAATCTTTTTCACTTGGAGATATACTCGATACTAACATTGCCAAGCTCAAGGCAAGATACCCTGATAAATTCGATACTGATAAAGCCCTGAATCGTGACCTGAAGTTGGAAAGGAAGATTCTGGAAAAATAATTTAAAGGTGTTCTTCACGGATGAAGGCAAAAACGAAAAAACATAAAGTTGTTTTGTGGCGTTCAATAAGGTGCCCTGAATGTGGGAGCAAGAAAGTTCCCGTTACTGGCACAAAATTACCTGTTCGTTATCACAAATGTCGAAAGTGTGGTCATACTTTCAAATCTGTTGAGCAAAAAGTTTAACATTATTCCAGAATCTGGAATAGGACATTTCCTTTTCATCATACCGTAGTCGATAATTCACTTATGGAATCTGTCTGTTAATTGTGGTGACTTATGGTTTACCACGGAACTAATTTGGGAGATATGAGAGATGAAGTAAGGGAAATTCATAGGAAGATTTTGCTTCTTATGGAAAGTTGCGGTCCTAAAAAACTGCACGTTTTGTATGAAGCTCAAAAAAGTTTAGCTCAGTGGGAAGCTACTCACATGCATGAAATATGGAAACTTTTTGAAAATGACAGAACCTGAATTCAGGAAATTTCAGCTAAGTGCTCTTAACCCAGCAGTCTATAATCCGAGAGTCATTTCAGATGAGAATCTGGAAGGTCTCAAGAATTGCTTGGCTAAGTATGGTTGTATCGAGCCAATCGTAGTAAATGTCCGGGACGGCCGGAATGTCATTGTGGGAGGGCATCAGAGGCAAAAGGCTCTGATTAAACTGCATGGCAAGGACTGTGAAGCTACTTGCGTAGTCGTTGACCTTGACACTACTGATGAAAAGCTCTTGAACATTGCTCTCAATAATCCGCATATCCAAGGCGATTTCGTTGAAAATCTGGACGAATACATCGACCAGCTTCGAAGTGAATTGCCGGACGATAAGGATTATCTCGATTTGCAGATTGACAGGCTCAAGAGCGAAATCGATGAGGTTCCTGAAAAGACTGGCAATATCGAGGATGATGACATCCCTGAACCGCCAAAAGAGACGATTACCCAACTGGGTGATTTGTGGATTTTGGGGGAGCATCGACTTTTGTGCGGGGATAGCACTAATCCAGAGCATGTCGCAAGGCTTATGGATGGTAAGCTGGCTTCACTATTCGCTACGGACCCGCCATATTGCGTTGATTACACGGGAGCTGATAGACCTAATGGCGGTAAGGACTGGTCAGACGTGTATCACGAAGTGGATATACCGAGTGCCACGGCGTTTATAAGGGCATTTTATGAGGTAGGGCTTAAGGTAGTCAAGCCACACACGGCATTGTATTTGTGGCATGCAAGCAAACGTAGGCGGGAAATTGAGGACGTTTGCAACGAATTGGACATTTTAATCCATCAGCAGATTATCTGGGTCAAGCCATGTGTGGTATTGGCCTATTCGTTTTTCAGTTGGAGGCATGAACCCTGTCTGCTTATGTGGAAGCGTGGTCAGAGGCCTCCATATAGACCTAAAGACAAATCTATCGGCAGTGTATGGCCTGTTGGTTTCATAAAGTCAGGCGATCCGAACACACCGGAGTATTACACGGATGTATGGGAGTTGGACTGGGACGGCAAAAAGCGTCCTGTAGGATTCGACCATCCCACAAGCAAGCCTGTTGAAGTATTTGCAATCCCGATGAGGGTGCATACTCAGCCATCGGATATTTGTTATGAGCCATTCTGCGGTTCGGGTTCTCAAATCATAGCAGCTGAGAAGTTAAGTCGTAAATGCTATGCGATGGAGCTTGAGCCGGTTTTTGTAGACGTAGCGGTAAAACGTTGGGAGCAATGGACTGGAAGTAAAGCAGAGAGAATCGAGGCATAAAAACAAGCCGATGCGGGCGGCGAATATCGGAATAACCGCCTGCCAAAGCAGCTTGCACCTGCTAAGGCATTTTTTCGCATCGGTAGTTTCAAAGCTATTAGTGAATATCGGAGAAATGTGGATGCGGCCTTGCAGGAAAAACCGGCAAATATTACAGAAATCGCAAAAAAACAGCGGTACTTGTATCTGCTTGGCAAGGTTAAGCAGTCAAAACAACTTAACTCTTCGGAAATTCGAGAGTTAGAGAGTTACGAAAAGATGGCTAAGAAGCCTAAAAAAACAACACCGAAAGAAACTGCTGAGAATGTCGGTAGGAAGCCCGGGGAGCCTCTGCAGAATGGACAACACGAGAAGTTTTGTCATGAATATATCATCGATAGCAATAGGACTCGTGCCTACAAAGATGTGTATAAATGTTCGCTCAAAGCGGCTGAGTCTGGTGGTAGCAGATTGCTAAGGAATGCTAAGGTTCAGGAAAGAATTAAAGAACTCGAAAAACCTGCTATTAAAAAGGCAGAGGTAACTGCTGAGAGGGTTATAGATGAGCTTGCCAAGATAGGTTTCAGCGACATAACAGACTTTTTAAGAATGCAGGGTGAAAACGGTATTTCGCTTGAGTTATTAGAGAATTTACCACGAGAGCTGACTGCCTGCATATCAGAAATAACGGAATATGAGACAGTAACCGGCCTTAAACGATATAAATTCAAGTTACACGACAAAGTCAAAGCATTAGAGCTTTTAGGTAAAACCAACACATTAAACCTGTTTGCCGAGAACATAAATCATAGATTCCCCGAAGGTTGTGGGGTTTTAGCTGTACCAGTAGGAATGGACAAAAAACAATGGTCGCAGTTTGCGAAAAAAAATCAGAGCCAAAGCAAAAAGAAGTGAATGTTATTTGGCAGCCCTATCCGGGAAGCTCACAGGAACTATTTCTGTGCTGTCCGATATTTGAGTGTCTTTACGAAGGGACACGTGGGCCGGGTAAGTCCGATGCTTTATTGATGGATTTTGCTCAGTTCGTAGGTAAGGGGTATGGCAGGCATTGGCGTGGGTTACTTTTCCGTGAAGAATTCGAACGGCTTGAAGAACTGATTGAAAAGTCCATCGAGTATTTTTCACAGATATTCCCGGATGCTGTTTATAACATATCCAGAAGCGTTTGGGAGTTCGCTACTGGTGAAAAGCTGTATTTCCGATATGCCAAAAAAGAAGTTGATTATTGGAAATTTCACGGCCATTCTTATCCTTGGATTGGATGGGACGAATTGACAAACTGGCCTGATGATAAGCTTTACATCAAAATGATGTCGGTTTGCAGGTCAGCATATCCCGGAATGCCGAGGCATTACAGGTCAACTTGTAATCCGCATGGCGTTGGTCATAACTGGGTAAAAGCCCGATTTATCGACCCAGTACCAAGAGGCATTGTTCACGCTGATGATGAGGGCAGAGAAAGGGTTTGTATTCACGGCTCGATATGGGAAAACAAAAAGCTGCTGAAAAATGACCCAGACTATCTCAAAAACTTAGAGGCACAGCCAAAACATATCCGTAAGGCTTGGCTTGATGGTGATTGGGATATAATCGCTGGCGGCATGTTCGATGATGTATGGGATTCAGACATACACGTTATCAATCCTTTTGAAGTTCCAAAGACATGGCGAATTGACCGTTCGTTTGACTGGGGAAGTTCAAAGCCTTATTCGGTCGGATGGTGGGCTGAGAGTGACGGCTCTGATATTAAACTTAATGACGGAACTGCCATAAGCACACAAAAAGGCAGCTTGTATCGTATCGCTGAACTTTACGGCTGGACAGGCAAACCAAATGAGGGAACTAAAGAACTATCAACAGAAATAGCCAGAAAAATTAAAGAGTTTGAAAAAGCTCTTTGCAGGAATGTAAATGCAGGGCCTGCAGATTCCTCTATCTACGATGTCACTGATGGTAAAAGTATTGCCAGTGAAATGGAGCGTATGGGGGTTGGCTGGCGAAAAGCAGATAAAAGCCCCGGAAGTCGTAAGAATGGCTGGGAGTTGATGAGGGAACGTCTAAAGAATTCAATTACCAAGGAAGGCCCCGGCCTTTTTATTTTTGATACATGTCGACAGTTCATTCGTACCGTGCCGGTTTTGCCGAGAGATAAAAATAAGACAGATGATGTGGATTCTTCTGTTGAGGACCATATAGCAGATGAAACCAGATACAGAATTTCTACTAAGGTCTACAAGTTTAAGAGTGATTCTATTGGTTGAAAGGATAGAGGAATGCCAGAAGATAAACCTAAGTGCGATGTCCACAGCGAACAGATTAAACAGTTACAGTCGAGTGATAGCAAACAATGGGACAAACTCAATGAACACGATGGTTTGTTTAGGAAATACATCCCTGTTTGGATGACTGTTGTTCTTATGGTTATGAGCGGCTTGACGGGCAGTGCATTAACGTTTGCGGGGATGATTATTAAGTTTTCAGGCAAATAATAATGGCTAAAGAAAATAAAAACACAGTTGATAGCCCTTGCAGTGCTTATACCGCAATGCAGTCTCACTGGGATTTGATTGATGACCTTCTCGGTGGAACGCTTGCGATGCGGGCAGCGGGCGAAAAGTGGCTTCCTAAAGAGCCGAAAGAAGAAAACCAAGCCTGGCAAAACAGACTTGACCGCTCAATTCTTTACGGTGCCTACTCTGATACAGTAGATGACCTTGTTGGCAGGCCATTCTCAAAGCCAGTAACAATTCAGGGTAAGTTGCCTGAGCAACTTGCAAGCCTTGAAGATAATTGCGATGGTCAAGGTACCGACTTCACTCAGTTTGCAAGAGAGTTATTCTATACCTGCTTAAGCCGTGGGTTGACTCATGTGCTTATAGATTATCCGAAAACAACCCGTGAAGACGGTAAGAAGTTGACGCTTGCACAAGAGAAACAAACAGGCGTGAGGCCTATATTTGTTCATATCAGACCTCAACAGCTTATCGGTTGGAGATATGAAAAAGGCCTTGATGGCAAGCCAAAGCTAATTCAGATTCGCTGGAAAGAAACACACTCTGAACCCGATGGCGAATTTGGCACTAAAGAAGTTGAAACAATCAGGGTCTATACAACCGATGGCTGGCAGATCCATACAAAAAATGATAAAGAGTATGTTCTGACTGAGGAAGGTACTCATACCTACCCTGACGGCATTCCTTTGGTTACCTGCTATGTCAATAAAGATGGGTTTATGACGGCACAGCCTCCGCTTGAGGGTTTGGCTTGGCTTAATCTTGCTCACTGGCAGAGCTATTCCGACCAGCGTAATATTCTACGTTTCGCACGTGCCGCCTTGCTGTTTGCCAAGGGACTTACTGATGAGGAAATGGAAAAAGAAGTAGTTCTTGGTCCTTCCCGCATGTTCAGAAGCACTAACAGTGAAGCGGATATGAAGTTTGTCGAGCATACTGGCAAGGCGATTGAAGCAGGCCGTCAGGATTTACTTGACCTTGAAGAACGAATGACAGTTCTTGGCCTTGAACCTTTATTGAGCCGGCCGGGTAATCAAACCGCTACAGGTCAATCCATAGATGAAGCTAAAAGCCAATCATCAATTCAGGCCTGGATTCGGTCTCTTGAGCTTGCTTTATATAACGCAATTGTAATCGCTGCAAAGTGGACAGGTGAAACGCTATCTGATGACTTCACGATTGATATTTATAACGACTTTGGTGTGAGCATCAGAGCTACAGCTGATATTGAAGCCCTCATTAAGATGAGGCAGGCCGGTGAAATTGACCGTGAAACATTCCTGCGTGAAGTAAAGAGGCGGGCTTTGTTATCTGAAGCGACTGACATCGAAGAGGTCATATCAAGAATTGAAGCCGAGGGACCTTCTTTGGGACTTTTAAGGGACGAAGATGAAACCAGTGAGTAATGAAATCCTGATGAGAGCGATAAGGCATGCGGTTTACCTTGAGCAGCTTAAAAACTCTGAGGTAAGACGGCTTATCAGGTTATTCAATAATGATATTGAACCGGATGTTATGGCTTTAATCGAAAAACATATCGGTCGAGGCACATTCACTGAAAAGCGGCTTGCTGAATTGTCGAAAGCAAATCAAGCTGTAATAGCAACTGGTTATAAAAATCTTGAAAAGGATTTTACTAAAGAACTGAAAGAAATCGGAATCACAGAGGCTCAGTGGAATGCCTTAATGCTCAAGCAGGTAGTTCCGATAGACTTCGATTTCGTAACTCCACATCTTGCGACCTTAAAGTCGGCTGTATCGAATTCGTATGTTCACGGCAAGCTACTCAAAGACTGGTTTGATGATTTGGGCAGGCAAACAGCTTCAAGAATCACACAGCAAATCAATATAGGCATTGCCAATGGTGAAAGTATTTATCACATAACTCGAAGAATAAGAGGAACCCGGGCAGCTGGTTTTGCTGATGGAATACTTCAAGAAAGCAGGCGAAACATTGAATCGGTTGTCAGGACGGCAGTAACTCAAACTGTCACCAACTCAAGTGAAGAACTGTATAAAGCCAATTCTGATATTGTCAAAGGTGTTCAGATGGTTGCTACACTTGATTCAAGAACAACTGAAATTTGCATGGGCTATGACGGCAAGGTGTTTGGAATTGATGAAGGCCCCAGACCACCATTTCATTATCAATGCAGGACAAGGACTATTCCTGTACTCAAGTCTTGGAAGGAAATGGGCATCAAACTAAAAGAAGCTCCGGAAGGAACACGTGCATCGATGGACGGTCAGGTATCAGCTAAAAAAACTTATGGTACTTGGCTGAAAGAACAAAAGCCAGAATTCCAAAACGAAGTTTTAGGACCAACAAGAGCGAACCTTTTCAGAAGTGGCAAAGTCAGAATCGACAACTTCACCAGAGACGGCCGTTTGTTGAATCTGGAAGAATTACGTAAGCGTGAAGGTCTCTCGTATAGGGACATTAGTGTTAATCGAAAGAAAGCAAGTTAGTAAGGGCAGGAAGCCCGCAGGACGAGATGTCCTGTTAAATGGCGGGAAGCCGAAAGGAGTTTTATTATGGCACTGGCAGCGATTATCAAACAGGAAATATTTGACGGTCTGAAGGACGAAATCAAGGCGGAGTACAAAAAACGAGATGACGGGACGTTCATTCTTGATGTTACTCCAACTAACAATTTCGCATTAGAAGATGTTAAGGGACTGAAAGATGCTTTGGGTTCTGAACGTGCAGCTCACACTGAGGCTGACAAGAAACTTAAGGCTTTTGATGGACTTGATATTGACAAGGCAAAAGCTGCTCTGGCTAAAGTCGAGGAAATGGCGAACTGGAAGCCAGAGGATAAAGTCAAAGAACAAATTGAGGCTATCAAAAATCAGCTTACCGAAAAGCACCAAGGGGAGCTTGGTAAAAAAGAAGAATCTATGAAAAAGCTGACAGGCCAGCTTGAGAAAGTGATGATTGAGGCCGCTGCTATAAAAGCGATTGCAGAGAACAAAGGTTCATCGGCATTGCTTTTACCGCATGTCAAATCAGCAACAAGGATGCGTCAAACAGATAAGGGAGAGTTTATGGTTGAAGTAGTTGGTGAGGACGGAAATGCCCGAATCAGCCCAGCTACGGGCTCTACCGCTCCGATGAGCATTACTGAATTGGTTGCTGAGATGAAAACTCAAGAAACTTTCGCCCCCGCTTTCGAGGGTTCTGGAGCATCAGGGAGTGGTGCATCAGGGTCAAGCGGAACTCAGGTTAAAAACGGCGTTCATATTATTTCCCAAGCCGACGCCAAGGACCCTCATAAGTACCGTGCTGCTAAAGAGGCATCTGAAAAGGCTGGGAGTAAATTACAAATAGCTGACAGTTAATGTGTGGTTAATTGTCATAAACAAAAAATGACATTGAAAGGTAATAAAAATGGCTAATACACTTGGTGTTTATAACCCGATTTTTTACGCTCAGGAAGCATTAATCCAGCTTGAAAAAGCTCTGGGTTTAGCTGGGCGTATTCATCGAGGTTACGATGAAGAAAGAAGAACATTCAACAAAGGACAAACTATAAGCATTCGCAGGCCGTCAACTTTCACAGCTGATAATGCACCATCGAGTGCTCAAAACGTCACAACGAGTTATGTTGACATTACACTTGACCAGTGGAAAGAGGTCAAATTTGCTTTGACCGATAAGGAATTGGCATACACTGGAGAGCGGATAATCCAAGACCATATTCGCCCAGCGGCCTATGCACTGGCTGATAACATCGACCAGGCACTGGCAAGTTTGTATAAATATGTGCCTTGGTATTACGATTTGTCAGGCACTCCGGTTGTTGCTGATGTTACAGGTCCTCGTCAGGTATTGTTCGACATCAATGCTCCTGTCCACGATGAAGTAAATATGCACTTTATGATGAATGGCGGTCTATCTCATTCTCTTATGGGCTTGGCTGCCTTCAGTCAGTATCAGGGAGCTGGTGACGCAGGTGTCCAGACTCAACAGAGAGGCACGCTTGGCAGAAAGTACGGAATGGAATGCTTTGCTAATCAGAATACTCCGTCTCATACAGCCGGTGCAATGGCTGATGCGGCTGGAGCTATTCTTGCTGGTGGTTTTAGTGCAGGTGCTACTGCAATTAGCATCGATGATTTGACCGACACACAGACAGTTAAAGCTGGTGATAGTTTTGTGATTGCCGGAAATACTCAGCGATATGTGTTTACTGAGGATGGAACGGTAGCTTCCAATGCTCTTACCAACATTGGAATTTATCCGGCCTTGGTAGCAGATGCTGCTGCAGATGCGGTTGTTACAATTCGTGTGGATTCACATGTAGCTAACCTTGCGTTCCATCGTAACTTTGCTGCTTTGGCAATGGCTCCGCTTTCAGAGTTGGGTAATGAACTTGGTGCAAAGATTGCGACCATCACAGACCCGATTACTGGTCTGTCTATAAGGTCACGTTTGTACTATGTCGGCAACTCTTCAGAGGTTCACGTAGCACTTGATGTTCTCTATGGCTATAAGATTCTGGATGGCAACTTGGCCTGCAGAGCTTGTGGTTAATAGAGCTTTTTATTGATGGTGATACCCGCCTGTCTTTGTGGCGGGCGGGTATTTTTGAAACTGGAAATTGAATTTTAATAGGAGTAATCAAAATGGCAAGTTTACCAACAATTGAAATGGTTGGCCCTGCCGGACGCAGGATAGTCAACGAGTCCGACCGTAAGATGTGGGAGCAAAAAGGCTATAAGGTGGTTGGTAGTGAGCCTGCAAAAACCGGCGACGAAGGAAGCGGGCTTGGTGATATGACTATCGCTAAACTAAAAGCCTATGCTGAGGAAAAGAACATCGACCTTGGCGATGCAACCAAGAAGGCTGATATTGTTGCAGCTATTGAAGCTGCAGAGTCCGAAACTGAAACCGGCGACGAAGGAAGCGAATAAGCGAGGTAAATTATGGCTTTAGTAGTCGAAACAGGTTCGGGATTAACTAATGCTGATAGCTATATTTCACTTACTGATGCAAATTCGTATGTGTCTGACCACGGCGATCCCTCATCGTGGTCAGATGCTACGGATGATGAAAAAGAGGAAGCTCTCAGGCTTGGCACACAATATATTGACTTGAAATATGGCAATAGATTCGTTGGTGTCAGAGGTAGCAGAGACCAAGCCTTAGATTGGCCTCGCTCGGCCGTGGTTGATGTTAACGGCTATATCTATGACTCTGATGAGATTCCTACCTGCTTAAAATATGCCGTTGTTGAAGCTGCTCTGAGGCATTTGGCTGGCGATGATTTGCTTGGCGTATTGAATAATCCCGGAACAATCAAAAGTGAAAGAAAAAAGATAGGTGTCATGGAAAAAGAGGTTGAATATGTTGGCGGTAAAGCTCCGGCTAAAGCGTATCCGAAAATCAGAGCTTTGTTAAGGCCAATACTTGACTCTGTGGACACTATTTCAAGAGGTTAATTATGAAAGTTTATTATCTGATAGCGATTATCGCTGCGGTACTGGGCGTGGTGATTGCATCTTCAGCGAAAACGCCTGTTGAGCCTAACGATGTGAACGATATTGAAGTTCGCAAAACAGAAATTGAGGGTATGGTTAAGGAACTCCCTGTTAAAGAGGATGTACTCAAAAGCAAAATATACACAGGGACAATCGAGGAAGTTTTAGAGCAGCGTGTAGTGGATGTAAACACAGTCTATCAATACGCAAAGGAACTTAACGAAAAAGCAGTCAAAGTCTGCGAGGATATGGGACTGAAAGTTACTAAGCAGGAGGCTGTCAAAAAAATCCTCGACCAGAAAAAGGAAAAGCTCGAAGAAAAGAAACGCAACAGTGAGATTATCAAGGCAGTACACATCATCATCAATGACCCGAATGTATTGCCTGAGCCGAATGACCCCAACTATGCCTATGAAGTGGAATTGAATCAGGGATTTATCCTTGCCGTGATGGAGCTGTGCGAGCCGAGATGAAGCGATTAGTCGTTATAATACTATTTTTGCTTACTTGCCCTGTGTTTGCGTTAGAGGCAAATCTTAACGGGGATTGTATAGTCAATTTTTTTGATTTTGCTATATTTGCTGCGGACTGGCAAACTTCAGAACCCAATATATCAGACCCGAACACTGATTTTGACAACAGTGGAGTTGTTGATATAAATGACCTTGCCATTTTAGCAGACCAGTGGCTTGCTTACGAAACTCTCGACCGTTCACCTGTAGTAGAGGACGAATCCTTTACCGTTGTTCAAGGTTTAAGTCATACGTTTGGCATTACAGCGACAGATAGTCAATCTTTGACTTATAGTGTGGAATCATTACCAAGTCATGGTACGGTTCACGATTCCAACGATACACAGGTTTCATCTGTACCTTATATTTTACCGGATAATCAGGTCAAATACACGGCAGATTCGAATTATGTTGGTTCGGATAGTTTTACTTATGGTGCCGATGATGGCACAGGCATGAATCCACCTTGTGGCGGTAAATCTATCGGGACGGCCAGCATAACAGTAACCGCCATTCCCGCTCCACCTATTGCGAGCGATGTCAATGTTTCGATTTATACTCACCAGACCACTACTATAACAATGGTCGCTACTGATGATGGTTCGCCGAGTGTACCCGGAAAGTTGATGTATATAATCACTTCGTATCCGAATGACGCAATACTCCAAGATCCAAAAAGCGGAGCCAGTGTCATAGATACAAACGATTTGCCTTATACCCTAAGCTCATTCGGTAGTGATATTTGGTTTACAGCCGACACAAATGGCATTCGAACATTTCAGTTTAAGGCTAATGACGGTGGAACGGATGCAAATAGCGGTGATTCCAATATCGCAACTGTAACTGTTACCGTTATAGACCATCCGCAGGATTCTTTATCTTTTGACGGCAAGGGCTACGTTACTTTTGCGGATAACAGCTATTACGATATTACAAACGGCTGGGCGATTGACTTCTGGGTCAAGACAAGAGAATCGTTTATCGGATTGATTGATAAAAAAGATTCCGGTGTTGGTTATGAAATTGGGCTCTCATCTGGTAAGCCGAAAATGTATCTGTTTGATTCAGGTGGTTCTTTTACTGCAGAGGTTAGGAGCAATACCCGTATCAACGATGGCCAGTGGCATGAAGTTGCTTTTATATTTAATACAATCACAGGCGGCATATGGGTTACTATTCAGATTGATACAGAATCAGAATACTTTGAGGTGTCAGGTACGTTTCCTGCCTTTGGTAACTCCGACAATTTAATCGCAGGGGAAAACTCTAAAAAGCCTTATCGAGGTGACATTGACAAAATACGCTTTTTCAGTGGCATACCAGTTATAGCTGGATTCGGGGACATCATTCAGGGGTTTAGTGAGCGAACGGAAGCCGGTAACGAAGTTATTCTTGGTATGGGTAAAGCGTCAAACGTCTTATTCATGTTTGATGAGGGGTCTGGAACAACTGTAACTGACAGCAAACTTGGACTTACTGGTTCGCTAAATGACCCTAATCTTGTTCGCTGGATACCATTCAATCGTGGATTTGCAGATGTATCTGTTCAGCGACATTACAGAGGTAACCAATGAGGTATTTAAGGCAAAATACAGCGGTTACGATTGTAGTCGGGTTATTCGTTGATTATTCCGATGGCAAAACGCTATTGCGGGATAATGACGAATTTGACCCGACAGATATTGTTTGTGAGCTTATCAAGGGTAATAGCAGCAGTGAATTAACGCTTTCAAAAACAGGTGGTGATAATGACATTAACCTTACTGGCAAGGGGCTTGCGACTTTAGAACTTACAGCAGCAAATGTGGACACTCTCGGACAGTTGCGATTGTCTTTTACAGATGCGATTGTTGATAATTTCCCAACCGAAACAATTCTTGCATTCGTTGAAGATTTCATGGTTATGCCAGCCAATGTTTACGATTCGATGTTCGGCAGTGATAAGCTGCAGGCAGATATAGTTCAAGTGAATGGAGCAGCGAAGTCAATCGATGATTTCAAGGCCGATGTCAGTAATATTCCAACTAAACCAAGCAGAGTAAGCGTTGAGGTATAAATGTATATTGGTGAACACAAATTAGGATGTACCATAACTTTTAACTTTCAGGCTCTTGACGGTGAAGGCCAGGCTATAGATCCGACTGGAACTCCCACATTCATTGTTTATGAGGGCAATGAGCCTATGAGTCCAGAAGTTTCAGGGACGCTTTCGAAGATTGACGGCCAGACAGGTTTTTATGGCAGTGAAATCGAAGCGAGCGTTGATAATGGATTCCAATCGGGCAAAACCTACACTATAAGGGCAAGTGCTACGATTGACGGAGTGCCTACATTATACGTTTACAGCTTTAATGTCATAGCTTCAGTACCATCTGTACAGGTTCAGAATCTTGTAGCTGGCGGTTCCGTATCTGGTGTGGTTTCAGGCTATATGACTGAACTTGACCAAGACTTCGTACCTCTTGCTACGGAGCTGATTGACGAAATGGGTAAGACGGTTGTTTTCAAAACTTACCCGGATGCTGCTTATGATGAGGTGGAGGGTGAAACAGACCTCGGAGATGTAGTCAGCTATACAAAGAAGATTATACCTCCGTTTAACTATGACCAGAAATATATCGATGGTGAAGTAATTAAAGTTGGTGACATGCAGACAGGTATTGCCGGTCAGGGTTTGGAATTCACCCCAGAGCCGGGACTTGTGGAAGTAATCATAGATGAGCAGACGTGGAATATTGTCAATATGATGCCGCTTTACAGTGGCGAACAAATAGCTTTGTTTTTATTGCAGTTGAGAAAATAAATGCCTATTTGGTTAGGAAAAGATGATAAAGGTTGTTTTGTGCAATGGGGCAAGCATGGAAAGAAGTACTATTACAAATGCGATGACGAGAACGAAAAACGAAAAGCAATTGAGAAAGCTGGCAAGCAGGCTCAAGCTGCTTATGCTCAGGGACACAGAGAATGAATGACGATTTGGACAATTTCAATAGAGAGATAGACGACTTTGGAAAGTCTATACCCAATAAAGTTGTGGAACTTCAAAAGAAGATTGTCTTGGAAGCCTTGAGACGGATTGCCCTCAAGACTCCGGTTGATACAGGCCGAGCGAGAGGTAACTGGCAAACGACTATTGCAAAGGCAGCCACTAATCAGCTGGATGTTGTAGATAAGCAAGGCGATGAGACGATTGCCAAAGGTCTTACAGCCATTAAAGAGTTACCGCCTTACCAAGTTGTATATATTGCAAACAATGTTGAATACATAGAATTTCTTGAAGAGGGTTCAAGTAAGCAGGCAGCGGATGGAATGGTCAAAACGACAGTTGAAGAATTAAGGCAGATATTCAAATGAGTACTCAAACTATAGCAAGCACAATTAGGTCAAGATTCAAAACGCTAATTGCGACGCCGCATAGTTTGCCGACTCAATATGACAACGAGAATGAGACAAAACAGACTGACTTGTGGTGTAGGTTATCTATTCTTTTTGGTGATAGCTTTCAGGCTTCGATAGGAGCTCCATCAAGTAATCGTTATAGAGATACCGGAGTTGTGGTTGCTCAGCTATTCTTGCCTCTTGGTAAGGGTGATAAGCAGCTTTATCAAACCGCAGGTTATATAAAAACAGCTTTTAAGAGTGTTTCAGTTAGCGGAGTTGTTTTCAGAACTCCCTCGGTTAAGCGTGTCGGCAGGAGTGAGAACTTCTGGCAGGTTAATGTCAGTTGTCCATTTTATGCTGATGAAATTGGTTAAAAAAATCTTTATTTGAAAGGAATGTAAAATGAGCGTAAGTGATAGTAGTCGGGTGCAATTGGCCTACGTTGCAGAAAGTGAATATGGTGTTCAGGAAACCGGCTCTAATCTCCAAATCCTTCGCCATACAGGCGAAACATTAAAACAGGATACGGGCATTCAGCAATCTGCTGAGATTCGTTCCGATAGGCAGGTTGCCGATATAGCTCGGACTGGAATTGGAGTATCAGGCCAAGTCAACGCTGAAATGACCTATGGAACTTATGACGATTTGCTTGCAGCAGCTTTAATGAGTGCTGGTTGGTCATCTGAGGTTGAGGAAACAGAAATCACCTATTCTATGTCAGATGTAGATAACTCAATTAACGACTCAGCCAGTGGATTTGTTACCGCTGGTTATCAGGCCAGTCAATGGGTGAAAATTTCCGGTTTTACTGAATCAGCAAACAATGGTTATTTCAAAATTGTTTCGGTTGCTGCAGGCAAGATGGTTCTTAGTGGTGGAACGGTTGTAACTGAGGCTGCTGGTGATAGCGTAACAGTTACAATGGGACCTCAAATTGTCAATGGAACAACCAAGACCTCATTCAATATTGAGCGGGAATATCAGGACCTGTCCAATGAACTGTCTCTGTTTCTTGGTTGCATGATTAACGAACTGGGGCTCAATGTAGCTCTTGACAGTATGATTACCGGTAATTTCGGAATCATCGGGAAAAAAGAGCAATCTCTGACAGCAAGTGGAGGCTCTGGTTATGATGCAGCTTCAACAACCGAGGTTATGAACTGCGTTGATGATATTCTGGCATTGTTTGAAAATCAGGTTGCAGTAGATTCCACTACCTTCTCGTTGAGTCTTAATAATAACCTTCGAGCAAGGAATAAACTTGGCGAATTAGGTGCATTTGATGTTGGTACAGGCATTGTGAATGTTACAGGTTCACTTCAGGCTTATTTCCAAAGTAAAACGCTTTTCGACAAATACCTGAATTTCACAGCGACAAGTCTTGCTATCAAACTCGAAGATGGTGCCGGAAATGCTTATATCATCGATTTGCCGAATGTGAATTTTACAGACGGCCAGAGGCAAGCAGGTGGACAGAATCAGGACATCATAGCTGACTTACAATGGCAAGCGTTTCTCGATGCAACGGAAGGTATAACAATCAGAATTGCCAAGTTTGCTGCATAAGCAGCTTTTTACTGACTTTACGAAAATGGTCTGAATTGAATTATAGGAGATTTGTTAAATGGCAAAAATAACAGAGATTATGTCTGACATGGAAAAGGTAGAAAAAGGCGTATGGGTTGACTATGCCGCTGGTATTAAGCTGTGCATTGCGAGTATCAACAATACCCAATACAAAAAAGCTCGTAGCAGGCTTTTGAAACCTTATCTCAGGCAAGTAAGGGCTAAAGCTATGAATGCTGAAGAGATACTTGATATTCTCAAACCTGCAGCAGCAAAATACTTGCTTATTGACTGGAAAAATATCGAAGATGAGGAAGGCAATCTTGTCGAATACAGCTACGAAAAAGCCCTCGAATTCTTCAAAGAACCTGCACTGTCGGACCTTTACAATTTTGTTCTCGAAACAGCTGGCGAAAATGAAGTGTACCGTCAAGAGCTTGTTGAGGACGCTGAGGGAAACTCGTAGAAGTTCTGAAATGGCAGCTTGAGTGGGGACCTCATATTGAGTTTCTTGAAAAATTGGCCTCAAAAGGAAAAAGCGTTCCTGCTCTTGAAAGCCAGCCGGAAGTACATCCGGATTTAGTCGAAACATGGCAGGCATTTCAGGACTTGAGTAATAGTCGAACGGTTGGTTTTTGTGTTAATCCGATACAAGTCAGCGAAATTGAGGCTTGGCTAAGAATTTATGGAATTACAGAGGTTGAAAATAGAGTTGAATGTTATCGGTTGATTAAGTCGTTAGATAGTATCTGGTTGACTTGGTCGAAGCAAAAACAAAAAGAACAACAAGAAGCTGAAGCTAAAAAGAAAAAGAAGGGCAAAAAATAATGGCAACATTAAAACTTGCTATAGATGCCAGAAATCTGATTCATAATGCTGAAAAAGCTACTACTGCTATTAAGGGTATAAAACGTTCGGCAGAGACTACCTTTAATGCGGTCAAACGGGCAGCAAACATAGCTCTGGGACCTTTGAAAGCTATGGTTGCAGTTACCGCTTCGCTCAAAGCTGCTATGCTTGCAGCTGGGGCAGCTTCTATTGGTGCAGCTGCTGATTATGAGGTACTTGAATTAAGATTGAAGAAAGTTATCGGCTCTAAAAAGGAAGCCGATCGTGCTTTTAAAGAAAGCCTCGAATTTTCAAGTGCAACTCCGTACACAATCGACAAAATCGTAGAATTAAGAATTGCACTTGAACAAATGGGGATTTCAGGTAGCAATGCCGTTACTGATGTAGCAGATATGGCAGCTGCAATGGGACGAGATGTTATGGATGTGGTTGCTGCTGTTAGGTCTCTTGAAAGAGAGCCTCTACGGAATTTAGGCCTTACAGATGAAATGCTGGATAAAATTACCGCATTAAAATCGAAAGGGACAAAAGAGGCGAGATTAGCGTTATTAGACATTTTTGAAATGTACAAAGGGACTACTGCTGAATTATCAATAACATGGAGAGGTCTGGTATCTACGATGGGGGATAATGTCAAGAGGCTAAGGGCTGCTTTTGGGAAGGGATTTCTCGATGAAGCTAAATTATTCGTGAACGATATTATCAACGCCGCTGCACAGTTAAGAGAATACGCCAAAGAAGCTGGTGAAGCTTTTGGTGATGAAATGATGCATGCCAGAGCTGCGATCTTATCTGGTTTTGATATAGCCCTTAAAATGGCGGGCCAGATAAAGGACGTTATGAAACAGGAAGGTGGAATTGGCCAAGTCGTTCTTGCAGCACTTGAGCTTGGAGCTACTTTGCTCGGAAAAGCTATATTTACCGCCTTTGAAATTTCGCTGCCTTTATGGAAAACAATAGGGACTATTCTTGGCCAAGGTGTTTTGAATGCACTCTATCAATCAGGTTTACCATTTACCGATAGACTGAGAGCACGTGCTATCGGCAAAACATTAGGCAGTAAAGAATATGGCGATTTGGTTCCTATTGCTGAAAAATTTGGGATAGATCCAAACGAGTACTCTGCTGGTTATAAAGAAATGAAAGGGCCTCTTATAACAGTAACCCCAGTTGTTCGTTATGAGAGCAAACAGGAAGCACTTCTTAAAGCAATAACAAAAGAAATCGGAAAGCTATCCATCGAAGAACAGCTTGAATATGCAGAGTTTGACCCAGCTTCAACAATCGCTAAAAGTATTCAAGACTCTAAAGACACTCTTGTCAGGGAAGTTAAAGAGCTTGGTACGGAGGCAGTTACAGCTCTTCAAGATTTTGAGAATAAAATTGCTAATGCAGCTGGTCAAGAGCCTGTCGATGTGTTGGCAGAATTCAATCAGGGTATGGAAAAACATCTCAAAGAGGGTGAAAAACTCATTGAGGATTGGCGTAATAAACTTGATGCAAGCGGAGATGACTTAGCTAATAATATGCAAAACCAATTCAATGGTATTGCTGAATCCAGCAAAAAAGCCAGTGAAAATATACGACAGGTACTCAGTCCAATAGAATCCCATTTTGAGAGGGCGATATTTGAAGGTGAAAAGCTTAAAGATGTTATAAACAGTTTGGCTACTGATATTCAACGCATTATGTTTCGGCAAATGGTTACCGAGCCATTAATGACGAAACTGACGCAATTATTCACACCAACTAAAACTGCTACTCAGCAAACGCAGCAAGCAGTTGGTGGGGCAGCTACATCTGGTGTTCTTGACAATTTCGCTAACAGAACTGAGCAAACTCTTGACAAACATGCAAGTGCCGTAACGAATTCCACAGATAAGCTGGCTGGCGGCATATCTAACAGTCTATCAAATTTCGGCGAAGGGCTTGGTGGTTTACTAAGTAATCTCGGAGGCATGTTTGGGAATATCCTTGGTGGGCTTGGCAATGCCGCTGGTGGATTATTAAGTGGTGTTGGCAATATCATTGGAAATGGTATCAGTGGAATATTAGGTATGATCCCATTTTTTGATAAAGGCGGTGTTTTTTCTACAGGCAGGCTTGTACCTATGGCTGCTGGTGAGCTTATCAATGGCCCGACTTACTTTCCTATGGCTGGTGGTAAAGTCGGTCTTATGGGTGAAGCAGGACCAGAGGCTGTTATGCCTCTAACCAGAACCACTACTGGCAAACTTGGAGTTAGAGTAGAAGATAGTAGACAGGATTCAAATATACCACGTGGCGGTGATGTTCATGTATCCTTTAACGTCAGTGCAATTGATGCAGCCGGCGTGGGGCAGTTTTTCAGCAGAAACAATAAACTGATAGCATCGGCTGTCAAGAAAGCAATGGAGGAAGGTCACTCAATGCGAAAGTATGATGACTGGGGCTAACAAATGGAAGTTATAAATGAATATTTGACAAATGGGTTTTCTTATCCGCTTGAACATTGGCAACAATGGGCTACTGAAATTGTGACTAAAGACAATGGTTTTGAACAGCGTAATCAACTATGGTCATCACCAGTTCGTCATTGGGTTATTAACCTACTCTTGATGGAAAATTCCGATAGGCAAGAAATTCTTCAACTATTCGGCCGTGCTGCGGGCAAATATAGGATATTTTTATTGGAACATAATTTTGGAAATTCTCAAGACAATCTCTGCGAGCTAACCGACTGGTCTTATACTGCTGTCGGCGGTGAAACAACGACTCAACTCCAAAAAACATATTCCAAAGGTGAAACTGAAGAATGGACAGAGAATAAAACACGAATCGTGCCAGGTACTATCTATGCACCAACTATAAAAATTGACGGTGCTACCAAAACTGAAGACACGCATTTTACCCTTGATGATGATATGGGGATTATTGACTGGACTGGTGGTAGCTCTCCAGTTGGCTCGCTTGGAGCAGGCAAGATAGTGACAGCTGATTATAAGTTTTATTATCCTGTTCGGTTCAATGAGGACATCTATAAGGACAGTATGGATTTTTATAATTTGTGGAATCTACGAAGCCTTGAATTGATTCAGGTGAAAGAATGAGAGACTTAGACCCAAGTTTTATAGCAGCTATTGCCTCTGGCAGTGTTAAGATAACTGAGTTGTTTACTATCGAGCTTGCCACTGGTGATATATACCGATATACCACGCATGACCAGAATCTTACATGGGACGCTGCCAGTAATACCTATTACAGTACATGGCCTATCAGCAGGGACGCTGCACAGTTAGGCATTGATTCAGGGGCTGATTCAGTACAAATTGCTTTAGCTAATATCATTGGTGACTTGGCTACCAAAATTAAGAAGAACATGCTTGACGGTGCTACGCTGACAATTAAACGAATTCGATGGAACGATACTTATGCAGCAGATAAAGAAATTACCATCTTTGTAGGTTCAATCAGTGTAACTTATGACCGCAAAGAAGCAACATTCGAAGTAATACCACAAGAGGAATCGCTTGCGATAAAATTTCCACCGCATACATATCAGGAGCCCTGTAATCATACCCTGTTTGATGAACGGTGTGAGTTGACGAAATCAGATTATGAATACAGCGGGACAGCTACAGGTGGAAGTGCAACAACATTGATAGATACGACAAGAGGTTCAGTTTACAAGGTAGATTTTGACGGTGGTGATTCAAGCAATCCTATTGAAATAGGTGACTCTATCGAGGGACAGACAGGACTTGGAACGGCTAAAATAGTTAATATCGTTTACCTGACTGCGACTACAGGGACGATATGGTATGTCGAGCAGTCGGGAGCTCAATTTATCGATGATGAAGAAATTCAGAATGCCGGAGCTGATTCGATAATAGTCAACGGCATGCCTGCTGCTGATACTGCGTTGTATCAAAAAGGTGAGCTGGAAATGACAAGTGGCGATAATGCTGGCCTCAAGGTTGAGGTACTTTCAGATTCAGCCAATACGATAACTATATTCGGCTCGTTTCCTTATGCTGTAGAATCAGGTGATACTTATAAGCTTTATCCCGGATGCGATTACAAGGCTGAAACTTGTGACAATACATTTAATAATTCTGATAACTTTTCGGGCTTTCTGCATACACCGCAATATGAAGAAACGGCAATGTGATATGACGCTTAACGAAAAAATAGTTGAAGAATCCAAGCGATGGCTGGGCGTGCCATATCAGCATCGCAGCAAAAGCAAATTCGGCTGTGACTGTACTGGTTTGATTATCGGGGTCATGCAGGCTTTAGGCTACATGAAAAGTTACAAGATGCGACTGTATCCTAAAGACTGGAACATGCATGGCATGGCTGATAATCACATCGAGGAAGAAATCTCAAGGGTAGCTGATAAAATCACCGGCCCTGCCATGGCTGGTGATATTGTTTTGTTTCAATATGAAGAACAAGAATATCCGGCTCATATCGGAATAGTTCTCGAAAATCAAATGTTTATTCACTGCTGGAAAAAATCCGGCCATGTGCAGATAAGTTCATTTCGGCCTTGGGCAAAAAAAAGTAAAGCTGTTTACAGATTCAATGAACAAAAGTTGAGGTGTTATGAGTAGCTGGGGCAGATTAGCTGTATCAATAGGTGGAGCGTTAATTGGCAATGCCATACTGCCCGGTATTGGCGGGGCAATTGGTTTCATGGGTGGTTCGATTCTTGGTAATATGATTTTCCCCCAGAAGTCGAAAGTCGAAATGCCAGAGCTTGCCAAGTATCCTGTGCAAACCGCACAGAAAGGAACACCTATATCGTATATAAGGGGTACTATACGAACTGCAGGTAACATTATCTATGCTGCCGATGCAGTGCCTTATGTCGTAGCACATTCGTCTGGTGGAGGTGGTGGTAAGGGCGGTGGAGGCGGTGAATCAAAAACTTATGAAACTCGTTATCGCAGGTCTTTTCTAATTTGCGTCTGCGAAGGACCAGCTAATATCCGCAGGGCATGGGCGGGTAAAACTGAAATAAGCCTAACTGATTTTACATGGTTTGACGGCAACGACAATTCAGGAATAAGCACTATCATCGGCAAGGATTATGCTGAGTACAAAAACTATGCCTGTGCATGGTTCGATAATTACGAACTCGGCAATACAGAGCAAATACCAAACTTTGTTTTTGAGTTAAGCAGCGGTGAGGTAGACAGTGATTATCTGTACATACCCAGCAATGGCAGTTTAGTTGTAAAGGATAGGGATGGTTCGACCATACGAACTCATACTTTGCCTAATACTGGCTGCCAATCCTGCGATGTTGCAAGAGATGGCAGATATGCCTGTGTTTTCACCTTTGGGGGTGGAGATTCAACTTGCGTTAAGATTTATAATTATGACGGGACTGATACCGAAGTAGTATGCGATATAGCCCCGCTTTTGGCTTTGGATACAAGTACTTGGTATGTTCATAGCTGTCAATTTTCAAAAGACGGCAATTATATCTATGCAAATGTGTTATGTTCATATCCAAATAATCTGAGATACTATGTCAAATGGAACTCTCACACCGGCGAGCTGGTTGATATGGAGCTTTTATCCGGGGCTAATGCACCTTACTCTTATCATGAGTATATCGTCAACGATAATGAGGAGTTCACAATTCAGGAAGCTGTAGCGATGAATGCTTGGCATGTTCCTCCTGAACTACAAACCTCTAAAACTTGGGGAGTAGAGAATTTCGATGGTGACCGTTTAGGTTATGTGGGTGGTACTGGATTTTCTGGCGATCCTGAAACAGAATATTTTCAAGGAATAGACAACTCATGTTATGCAGGTGAGATAGGATGTTTTGCTGCCATAAACAGAACATGGCCTTCGGCCAGCGGTTGTACTATTTCTGTTTTTAATCTGAGTACGGAAGCGTGGGCAGGTGTAAAATGGGATTCGGACACCAGCAAAAAGGCTTATGCAATCTGTACTGATGGCACGTATCTGTATGTCGCTGGCGATACTCGCTCAGATGGAACTAACATATCAAAGTATTCAGTTGCCATCACAAGTGGAATACTTGGTGCTGAGTTAGAAGTAACCGAAGTAGCTCGGGGTGATGCCAGGCATGAATCTTGGGTATATCCTGATTCCCAAATGAGCACCATAATGATAGCGGGGAGCGTTTTGCTTGTTTGCTACGCAAGTAATAAAGCAGGTAATGTTAGAGAACACTGGCTAAGCGATTTGACTCAAAAAAGAACAGTTACTACAGGCACCGCATTTCCGATTAGCTATTGGGCTGAATTGCCATGTAGAGCAGCAGCTGTACCCATATCATATTTCATATCGCCTGCCTACGATATGTATCCACCTGACATCGTAAAAACCGTTATGGAAAGACTCGGTAAGGATAGCATTCTTAACGAGGACAAATATAACTCGGTTCTCAATTATTGTATCGAGCAAGATATAAAATTAAGTATCAACTTTAGTCAGCAGAAATCTTGGCTTGACTGTGTGGACTATGTCAACTCTCATTTCGCAGGTTTTCGATGGACGGATGCTGGCAGTCTCAAACTTGGCGTATTCAGAGATGAAGATGTTGTTGAAATCAATGGCACTCCTGTCAATCTAACAACAGACGATTTTGCTGTTGGCGATGAAGAAAATCCGGCACCGCCGTTAAAGGTTCAGGTGAGAAAATATGCCGATACATATAATCGCATTGAGGTTACATGGACAGACAGGGATAATAATTATGATTGTGCCGTAGCAGTTGCCAAGGCCGAAGCTGACATTAGAAGAACAGGTGAACGAAAAAAGACGGTCAATCTTGAAGGTATAACCAATGCCGACCTTGCTCAGAAGATGGCTTACAGACTGCTAATCGATTCACTATATCGCAAACGCACTTTCAGTTTTGCCTTGAGCTACGAATACATGCCGCTTGAGCGTGGCGATGTTGTAACACTCACCGATGAGGATTTGGGACTTGATAGCCAGAAAGTTCGCATCACATCTATCAATGACCATCCAAATGGACGCTGGCTGGATATTGAGGCAGTCGAGGATGGCAGCGAATTATACCCTGATATAACATGGAGCACACAGCAAACTACTCATACACAAAGCGAAGCTCCAACTTTAGCGAATTCTCAAATTGCATTCCGTGAGGATGTAAACGAATCAAGGTTGTATCTATCAATCACACCCGGTAATCAATATGTCAATGGCTGGGATATTTACAGAAGTTATGATGGTAGCAGCTATGACCTTGTTGGCAGATGTGGCATTGACGGGATTACAGGTGGTGATGCTAATTCAGCGGGAACGTTACAGAGCAATTTACCAGCCCATACGGCAGTTACTCATTCAGCTGGCGAATCTTTCCTTGTTGATATTGATACGGTAACTGATTTGGATACAGCTATCACAGACCAGCAGTTTTTCAACAATCTCAAACTGGCTAAAATCGGCGATGAGATAATAGCATACAAAACCTGTGAAGAAACCTCTACAGAGGGCGTGTGGCGAATTACAGGGCTTATTAGAGGGCTATTCGGTACCGATCCGGTTGCACATGCAAGTGGAGAAACATTCGTTACACTCGACAACAATTTTACCTATGTTTACAGGCCGGAAGATATTGGCAAAACACTATATTTCAAAGCAGTTGCTTTCTATGGCGGCCAGATTCAGAACATAAGCAGCGTAACTACCTATTCGCATTTAATCGAAGGTTGGTATCAAAGACCGATGGGAGTCTCACTGCTTAGATTAACGAGTGGCGAAAATGATTATGGCCGAGAAATTACTACTTACAACGGTTCGAGTTTTATGCTGTATTGGAATCTGCCAGGACAGAAAGGCTCCGGTGCTAATCAAGGTGGAGCTGACCTTAATGAAGATTATCCGGAATGGCGATACGGTGATGATGAAGCTGAGCTTGTCGGTGGTAATGGTGTGCCTGCAGGTAACTGGCTGGCTGATAGTGAGCTGCAAGCTATAGATTTGGTTTTTGAAAAGACGGACGGTACACATATAGGTCAACGGAGCATTGCAGCAACCGCACAATTAGCAACTATTGACAAAGCAACTGACTTGGCCGGTGAAACATCAGCTGTGATAAAAGTATTACCAAGACGCACTTTAAGGACATGGAGCGAGCATCAAATAACAGTAACTAATAATTAAAGGAACAGCAATTATGACTGTAAGTTATACGACTAATTTTAATTTCCCCAAAGCAGATGACGGTTGTGAAAACTGGATGGCTATCTGGAATGGCATAGCAGATGATATTGACCGATTACTGGCCGAAGCTCGTGACCCCTTAATCTGGGACGATGATGGCGGTGATTATCTATTGGATGGTTTATCAGTGAATAAAACGACAACGGAAGTTTTAACTTATAATGGTGAAGTTCTACTTTATGCTTAAAGGAGTATGAAAAAATGGCAAGAGCAAAAGAAAAAACATTATCAATGCTTGCAAGTGTTGAAAACTGCGACCTTAATGCAGCGGCTGATACAGAAGGTGTATTATACGCTACACCAACCGGCAAGAAGATGGAACCTGCTATGGTTATTTTGCATTCTTTCTCTGCTGGATGTAGTGCAGCGGTAATAACATTCGGAAAAAGCGGCGGTTCCTGCGATGAATTTTTGGGTAACCAAACATTAACAAATATCTCTGCTGCCGGTGATTTTTGCACCTGTATGCCAATACCAAGTGCTACGCCTGCCAAGGGTGTGACCTTTGATGCGGGCGATGAATTTGCATACGAAATAACCACTGCAGAGGGTTCAGCCCTTACATGCACAATGGAATTGATTGGCAAAGAGCGTGATGCTTAACCAAGGTTAATAACTTAGCTTGATATATAGAGAGCCTGTCCGATAAAGAGACGTAATTCATGCGGCTAATGCCTTTAATTGACGGTTATAGTAGCCTTTCAGACGGTTGGCGATCAGAGCCAGGCTGTAAAATATCAGCTTGCCCATACACCATCGCTGCACACAACGCCGACCTGAAATATACCTGGGAATTTTTTCCATACCAAAGGAGTCTTTCAATTGACCGTTGACTTGTTCTACAATGGTGCGTCGGCCAAAGATGGAGGTGCCGAGTTTAGTTTGCGCAAAGGCGACAGCCTTTGTACGATTGTTTTACCCGTTTTTTCTTCTTCCTGCGTCCTGGGCAAACCAGCAGAGCATGCAGTTTTTTCGACGCGGTTCGATAATTCTTCTCCGCATCGAAGCCTTTATCCGCCGGAATATAATCACACGAACGAGATGTTTCTTTCAAACGCTGTGCCGATTCAGTCAACAACGGCACACTGACATGACTTTCGACGAGGTTAGCCGGGACCAGTCTAAAGGCCAGCGGGATGCCGCTTTGGGTTACCACCAAACCCAGCTTATAACCCCAGAAAACCTCGTTTGCGGCCCGATAGCCCCATGCCGCTCCGGGATCACTTGCAGAAGCGTTCAACGCTGTCAGGTCTATAGCCATTATGTGGGTTTCTTCCTGCCCAGACAAGCCCAACGCATAACGCGTGCTTTCATGAAAAAACTCACACAGGCGATACCGCAGACTTCGCTGCCGCAGCCGATGATAAACCGTACTGCGAGATGGCAGACGGTTGGGCAGGTGATAGCGACGACGCAAAAGATTTTTTTCCCGCCGCAGTTTGGCATACAATACGTTAACCGTCCAGCCTTCCAATGCACAAATCAGCCAGAGTTTGATGATCAACCAGTCACTGTACACAGAATCCGGCTCACATTCCGCCCTTTTTCCTTCTCGATTTTTGAGTCTACGCAACATTTTGTCGATAATAACTATCAGTTCGTACATGGCCGAAATCCTCCAATAAAAACCTTGTTCTTTGGAGGTCTTCGGCCGTTTTTATGCTATTATATGCAATTTTCACCGTTTCTCATCGGACAGGCTCATATAGATAAGAACTAAAACATCAGGTCAAATATACCTGTTTGCTTGGGTCTTACCCCAATAATTTCGAACTTGCTTTCGGGCTCTTCAGATGAGTCGTATTCCCATTCCATATCGACTTTGGGGTCTATCTGGTCTGGGAGCTGGTCAATATATCGAAAGGCCTTTTGAAGCGAAAAGAAAGGGCATAGCTGTAAGCACTTGGAATCGGCTTCAGCTGTGAGCTTATCCTTGATGTCCTGCTTATCTATAAACTGCACTTGGCCGTCAAAGGGGCCTACTCTGTACCAATGAACGCCTTTGTGCCTGCCAAATCTGCCGTGTCGCATAATTGAATGGAGCCACTTGCACCCCCAACCGTGAATATCCTTAAAGCCCGGACTTATACAGCAATAGTCCTGCTGGTCTGGGAAATATTCGTGGTTGCAATAGCATCTTATCCAATTGAATATACCCTCGGTCTGTTCTCTGGTCAGCATTCGATTGTTGGCAAACATCACTGTGTCTTTGTACTTCTTGATGATACCCCAGAAGTAAACCAGCGACTTGAAATCTTCAATACTGGACTGGTTGTTGATGATGATATGACAAGGTTCATCAAGCTCTTCAGGTAAATGCTTAATGCTGAAACCTTGAACTATACGCTTCAGTTTGCGAGCGTTTCTGGACGTTCGGTAAAATTGTAGTTTTATTTCAGCGTTCATTGTTTGTAAGGAGCTCGTCTATTTTTTTCATAGACTCTTGCGTGCAACCATAGGTTTCCAAGATATTAAGCATTTTCGTAATAATTTCGGCTGGGAGTTCGTTAAGCAATTCTATAATATCTGAAATCATTTCTTCTTTTGTTTCTGACATAATTAGAATCCCCAAAAAAGTACACTACCCCATCATTTTAGCTACTTTTTCAGCCTTTGCCAAGTCCAATTCTGCATATACTTCTGTTATGGCCGGAGACCTATGGCCGAGGACTGCTCTTGCTGCGTCAAGGCCGAATTCTCTGCGAATATCTGTCGCTGCCGTATGTCTTAGCTGATGAGGGTACCACCTCTCAACCTTAGCTGCTTTACAAGCTCTTGTAATCGCCTTGCGATAACTATTAGTATCGAAACATTCATTAAACTGTTGTATGCCTCTATTGTTGGTGCCAGGTCTGTTTCCACAGGACAGAGGAGTTTTTCGCTTCTTGTGCCTTCTCTGGCGTGCCTGTATGTTTGAGACAGTAGGCTTAAAACAATAATCAGTTTTTATCCTAAGCAGATATGGTGCAAGTATAGCCTGAGCTTTCGGTCCCATGGGAATAAATCTTTGGTGTCCGTGAAAAGCTGTCTTGTGATGTTCTGGTTTATAGACCCAGATTGTTGGACCGCTACGGTCTATATCGCAAGGTCGCATCTGGACAAGTTCTCCCGGCCGCATACCAGTTAATAGCTGAATCTTTATCATATCCGCTATGATAGGCGTTACAACGCCCAGAACAGCCTCTATGGCCTCAATACTAATCGGTCTAACCGTTCGACCTTCTCTGGCTACCGTGCGGCCTCTACGAAGTCCCTCGACTGTCTCTAAAGCACGGTAAGTATGTATTGAGACCAACATTTCAGAAGCCGCCCATTTATACATTCGCTTAATCATGCCAATCCTGCGATTGATTACAGACCTGCTCAAAGAGTGGTTGTCAATAATGTGCTCTCTGAATTCTTTCAGTTGGAGAGGTGTCAGGTCATCTGCAAGTAATTCCTGATAATAATCAGCGAGTGCAAATATCGCATATCCGATATTAACAGCTTCTTTCGATGGTGATAGGTAGTATTCTTGATTATGTTGATTGTACAGTTGAACAAGCGTTGTTAATCTTCCGTCCCATGTTTCTGGCTTTCGCTCTCTCAAGTGCTTATCCCATATTTCAGAAGCGAGCATCTCCGCGAGTTTTTTATCCTTTGTAGCAAACCTTGAGCCTTTAGGTCGCAGTGCTATATAGCTGCACTTTGATTGTCCGGGCAGTCGAACCTTCCACCAATATCGACCATGATTTAGATAGATAGTGCCTTGATAATTGTCCATGCTTATACTCCTTTTTATAACTCGATTCCGCAATTTTGGTTATAAAACCATTTTCAAGTATAAGCAGCAAAAAGTGTTTGAAGTGTAAAGCTTTGTTACGCAAAGCTTTAGCAATGGAGCCTATGGGATTCGAACCCACGACCTCTTGCATGCCAT